AACTGTGACGATGAAAGAATATCTATCTCTGGTAATATAGCGATAAAGACAGACTAAATACTTGCATGGCAAGGAAAACAGACACCGAACCTCTCTTAGATGGAGAAGGTATAGGTGCGAAACCTATTGGTGGCAATAACAAGGGCTTTATATACGAGAGTACTCTTATCAAATCTCTCAGAGCTCTAGGACTTACTGTGTCTGACCCTGCGGGTGCTGACTCTGGTAAATCTGACCTTGAAATAACAAAGGGATCTAGAAAAATTAAGTTTGAATTAAAATTAAATTTAGGTGCTGACTTTTCTCAGATGAATCTTGATTTTGATACTACTCGTAGAGAATTTTATGTTGATAAGACTAAAGAAACAGCAAAGAAACCCGCAGCCAAAGTCATGATAGGTGTTGCTGAGTCATATAGTATTATCGCAAAAGCAAATGCTCATTGGAAACCTAAAAAGAATATGCCTGCTAAGTTTGTCCTCCCTAAAGGGTCACCTTTTAAGGAGAAAGATAAGTCAAGGAAACTAGACTTAAAAAGATTTCCAGACAAGTATCTAGGACAGGGTTTCGGACCTGCGCAGGAGGTTGAAAAATATTACAATGCAAAGGATACTTATTATATACAGATAGGAGGAAAAGGTTTATATTATTTGGGTAAAGACCCAGAAGGATATGGGTGTCCTCGTTTTTCTAATTCTTGTGCTGACAGCAGTATTAGAATTCGTGTCAAAACTAACTCAGCATCTAAAGGTAATTGGTCATTCCTAATGGCACTCAGAATTAGTAGTCTTACACCAAGTCCTATGAATTTAGATAAAGATGCGTCTTTCTTATCCAGTTAAAGAAGTGTCCACTCCTCTACCCATTCACCTCACAGTATAGTATAATATAGTCATGGCCAAGAATACTCACCTAGAGCATCTAGAAGACGACATATTTAATAGCGGTTATAACGGTGCTACTAACAGCGTTAATTTTTTAGTAGGACTACGAGACATGCTTACTACTGGTAAGGGTGGCAGCAATACAAAGGTGACAGTCAAGTGGGACGGTGCTCCTGCTATAGTCTGTGGTAAAGACCCTGAGACAGGAGAGTTTTTTGTAGGTAACAAGTCTGTATTTAATAAGTCAACACCTAAGATTTGTTATACAGATGGGTTTATAGATGAGCATTACCCTGATAGCGGTCTTAACAAAGTGCTTAAGAGGTGTCTAAAGCATCTAATGAGACTACCTATAGATGGTGTGATACAAGGAGACTTACTCTATGAGCAGAGACCTCCTATTGTTACTATGAAAGGTAAGAGATGTTATATGTTTAAACCAAATACTATATCATATTGTATAGAGGTAGACTCAGACTTGGGTAGACAGATATCAATGAGTGAGATAGGTATTGTATTTCACACTAGATATACTGGGTCAAGTATAGGTGCAATGTCAGCAGGGTTTGGTGTCAATGTCAAACCACTACAGGGTGTAGACAGCGTAGCAGTATTCTCCTCAGAGTTTACTAATGTAAATGGTATGGCAAACCTATCTCCTGCAGAGTTGTCAAAGATAAATCTAACCATAGCATCTGCCAAACGTAACCTAAGCGGAGGACGTAAGTTTCTACAGACCATAAGTAAAGAGACAGGTTCGTTTGCTTACAATGCATTGTTTAAGATGTATTTCAACCAAGTAATACGGACTGGTGTGATACCAACTAACTCTTCTGCTATGGCACAGGGGTATATTTCCTTTGTAAATGCACGTTTTAAGCAGGAAATTGCTAAGAAAAAAACTGAAAAAGCACAGAAACAATGGCAAGAAAAAAGTGATAAGGCTCTTGCTTATCTAAATAGTAATAAGTCTGTCATGTATTCCGCACTTAGTGGATTCAAAGACCTTATGAATGCTAAACAGCAAATCATAAATAAACTGAAGAAGATAGAAGGTGTAGGCACTTTCTTAGAAGACGAAACTGGTTACAAAGTGACCAGTCCAGAAGGTTTTGTTGCTATCAAAGATGGCACAGCACTTAAACTGGTAGATAGATTAGAATTTTCTAGAGCAAACTTCACTGTAGCTAAAGATTGGGGTAAATGAAATTTTTAGAATTTATAACTGAGGCAGCAAAGTCTGTCCAAAATAATCAGAAGAAACCCACAACATCATCAAAGGGTAGGCAGACTGCTGCAAATAATCAAGAGGATAAGCATGTTGCTATCACTTTTGGTCGCTTTAATCCTCCTCACGCTGGCCATGGCAAGCTATTGGATGCTGTCAAGTCGCACGGAGGAGACTCGGGGAACTACCGCATCTACCCATCCCGTAGTCAGGATCACAAAAAGAATCCGTTATCCGCACAACAAAAAGTAGACCACATGAGGAAGTTATTTCCCTCACACAAAGAAAAGATTCAGAATAACGAAGCACATAGAAATATATTTGACGTCATGCGTGACCTACATGACGAGGGTCATGAGCACGTAACAATGGTGGTAGGAGACGATAGAGTTAAAGAGTTTGAAAAGTTGACTAACAAATATAATGGAGTGCACTATAACTTTAAGACTATCAATATCAAATCAGCAGGGGCAAGAGACCCTAAGAGTGATGACCCTATAGAAAAGTTGTCAGCATCTGCTATGCGTAAGCATGCTAGTGGTGATGACCATGACTCATTCCATGCAGGAATGCCTAAGGGTATATCTTCAAAGCATTCTAAACAGATGATGGCAGATGTGAAGACAGGAATGACACCACCTCCTAAGAAGACGAAGACCAAGAAGTCAATCAAAGAGTTGACTTTATGGGAGTATGCACCTAAGTTAGATGCTGATTCGTTTAGAGACTTCTATATGCTCAACCATATCTTTAAGGTAGGTGCAATAGTAGAGCACGATGACACTGGACTAATAGGAAAAGTTGTCCATCGTGGCACAAATCATGTCGTATTCCAAATGCCAGATGGTAATGAGGAGAAGGTGTGGTTAAAAAATATTACTGAAGTTGAAGACCCACGTGCTGCATGGGCTCGTGCTGCTGATACTACCAAGATGCAAAACAATTACTCTGCCGATGATGGCAGTGGAAATGACTGGAAGGCAGGCACAGACAACTATAGAATGGCATTACAAGCAATGACTCCAGGGCAATCTGTAGTCTCTTTTACAGATTTTCAATCCAAGATTAGAAAGTCTGCTAATACTAAATAAAAACAGAAAGACCAATTAGGTTGATAGAAATGAAACTAGAAATGTTAGTGTCTGCTGCTCTTATGGACTACACTCCTACTGAGCAATCATATATTCTTAAGGCAGTCGAGGAAGATAAACTTCCAGATACAGACCGTCTCCACACTGGTGTTATGAAAGTCATGGAAGTATTTGACTCATATGACCCTGTGGTAGAAGGATATGCAGGATTCGACGTCGACAGAGAGACAGTCGCAAAGAAAAAGAAAGAGCATCCAGATGACCGTAACGTAGGTCGTGTTGTCACCTCAGGTGGAGACTCAATGCTTATTACAGGACGTAAATCTGATGGTCGTTACATAGTTGTCGGTAAGAAGGGAGAGAAAACAGCAAAGGATGCAGCAGACTTAGGTGTTACTGCTAAGGAAAGTGTTGTGGGTATGGACATAGATGACCTACATCACCTTATGTTAGAAGGACTTAAGGCAGCACGCAAAAACGTTGGTGCATCTACATGTTGGAAGGGTTACAAAGCAAAAGGCACTAAGATGAAGGGTGGAAAACAAGTCCCAGATTGTGTCAAAGAAGATGAGAAACCTTCTGACTTTATAAATAAATTGTCGAAGTCGGGATTGTTTACCGATGAAGAATTACAAAAGATGGGAGAAGTAGATGGCTAAGGCTATTAACCCAGGTGAGAAATCTTTTCTTACAACTAAGAAAAAAGGAAACGTAATTATCAATCCTAAGAAGGAGGACTTAATGAAAGAAACCAAACTACAAGAAAAGAAAGCCACCAAAGATTATGATGGTGATGGTAAAGTCGAGAGCGGCTCTAAAGAGCATGCAGGAGCAGTCCACAATGCTATCCAGAAAAAGAAAGGTTTGAAACCTGATGGCAAGGACACCCGCATGGAAGGTTATGGTGCAAAGGCAAAGAAGAAGGTAAAGGCAATGAAAGAAGCAGCGTATGATGCTTTAAGAAAGTCAAGAGCAAAGAAAGGATGCTCAACTGACACTAAAGAAGGCATCGCATCAGGTAGCGAAGTTAATGTCGGAGAGGAAACATTAGAAGAAACTATGATAGTTACTAATGCTGACAAGAAAGCAAACACTCCTGCATATCAAGGTTACAAAGCTGGAAAGAAAAAGAAAGACGGTAGTCCATTGTATAAGGCTGCTGACCACATGAAGGAAGAGGAAGAAAGGATAGAAAAAATTGCAGAGAAAATGAAACTACGCATGCAGCAGATGACTGCTGAGCATGACAATAAAGTAGCAGCTAAACAGCCTATATAATTTACATTGAGATTTAATCATGCTATCATTTCTACTACCATTTGCATCTAAGATTGTATCTGATGCAGTAAACAAAATTCCTGATGATTCAGACTTGGGAGAAAAACTTATAGACTTATGTCTAGTCATTCTAGGTAAGGCAGTTAAGCTTACTAAAACTGACATGGATGACAAACTATTGGAGACCGTTAAGGCTGCTTTAGAAACCAGAGAATAAGTTTTATAAATAAGTTA